CATAATTGTAAGACGTAAGTCTTCTTTGATGTATATGTCCTTACCCTAAGCCCAGAGGCTATCAACGCCGAATTTCTACGGTGTCTATGGGGTAAGCACGTTTGAGTCGTCGGTTGTACCTTCGACTTCTGCTTATGATAAGCTGTCGGCCTTGCGCTCTCAGTTTAAAATATGGTCCAATCTCTAGCTTGATAAAAGCGGATTATACCTTCGGAAATTACCTCCGGATTACGGATGTAGTTCTTGCAGAATTCTAGCAAATGTGCGTTTTCTGCATAGGCTCTCACACTGGCGTTAACCAAGTGTAGAGTTACCTTTGTGAGAGGGTCCCCCATGAGGACTCCTCTTCGCAACCATACTACCCTTCTCATGACGTCATCGTCTGTTGGGGCAGCTTCTCCGATACTCATCAGCGGTCCAGAACCACTGAAGTATACCTTCCTCGGCATGTAACATATTCTGTTCACAAGACCTCGGAGCACAGGTGGGATGCCTACACGGTACATCCACTTGTTTGATAAGATCTTCGCTACGTCGTGACGTAGGAAATCTGTCGCATTATTAAAGTCAGTTGAACTGCTGTACATATTGCGGTATGTATACTCCATGGTCATTTCAGATCCGTCGAGTGTACGCATAGTAGGTGTTCCTTCAACCTTGAAGAACTCATCCCTATTTTCCGGCTTGTAGAATGATTTAAAAACATTCCAAGCATGGTGGCTTGCCTTCATTCCTGTTGACGAGCTTTCTAGTCCCTTGGCCAGAGGCCAGGAGCATAGATGATTGATGACATCCAGCACTACTTTTACTGCTGTCACCCCTTTAGTAACCGTCCGGGCCTTTCCCGGTTCGATTGCCATTGCGATCATGACCTTCGATAACTCATCTGGGTCAGTCTTCATCACTATTTTGAGCGCGGCCCAGAATATGTATGATCCTAAGGATAGTTCGTCTGGTCTGAGCCATTCTACTTCCTTTCCTGTGACGAGGTCCACTATAGGAACCTTGGCACCTGCTTCATAGCCTGCAATGATGTCCTTGACACCCTGTAGACTACCACATTCGCGACGCTTGTATTCCCAACAAGCCGCGGCTGTCGCATTTACTGCTGCTTTAGAATGCAGACCAGTGAATGCACTGTCGGGTATTTTCTTTATTACCTCATCGACAGATGCTGCGATCACCTGGGCCATGCCCGGTTTGAGATCGTCAGGTTGAGTCGAAAAGATGATTAGTGCTTTCATCTTCGACTTCAGAACAACAAGAGGTGGGGGCGTGCCCGCACATCTGGTTTGTATAAGGTACGATAGACATTGAAGTCTTTTCGGTCCTTCTCTCATGATATAGCACCTAGACGCTATAGCATGTATGTACTGTAACCACCCCTGGGGTGCTCTCTCAGGCCATTTTGGGATTCCCTGCTGTATTGTGTTTCCATGCAGATACAGCTTTGCTGTCTTTTTGAAGGCCTTGAGCGCTTCATAGGCAGTTTGAGGGCTAATGTCAATATTTTTGAATTCGCCATCAAAAAACTCGTCGGATATCAAGTGTGATATGTTGTTGAGTGCGAAGTTGTCGAACTTATCCCAAGTCCAGACTTCTTCAGGTAGGCTAGTAAACCGTGAGGTAAACATGCCATCTACCGTTTTCAGCATTTCGAGAAATCGCTGAGCTCGGGCAATGCGGTTTTGCGTTCGTCCTGAATCTGCAAAAATCGCCTCGGCCGCACCGTCATTCCAGATGGGGTCGTGCTTGCCGGAGAGGAAACATTTGATCCTCTCCCACAATCTTTTGTAGAAGCTTTTCAATCCGTTTGATAGCTTTCTTGCTTGTTGTTCTTTGTTCTGATCTAGCAGAATGTCGAACATATGGCCACGTCCTTTCATCCCTTCGGATAGTGCGTGACCCCAGTGAGTCTTATTGAGGATAAACCAAAATTTGACTTGTACATCACCTATGGAGTGAAAGAAACTTCCTCCTTGTGATCCTTTCCAGTGAGGTCCTAAGAACTTTCCTGGTATCTTGTCCTGGATACGTACTGTATCTGCAGGCCAAGTTGTGATAGAGCTACATTCCTGCCGACCTTGAAGGTCGAGGAAGTAGGCAGCTGACAGCGTCTTAAACGGACACTGGAAGTCTATCCTAAACTTTTTCCGTTTAAGTTTAGCATAGCTGGTATACTTTGGAGCTATTCCGCTCAAAGATCCATATTCTGCAGGTGACGGGTGCTTTCCACGTCCACTGCAGCTTGTCCCGGTTGTCTGGTATGAGTACTCAGATTGACCCGGTTCGTTGTAATCGGTTTCTGTTGCATGGGTTGCGACAAAATCGATGATGTCCTCATACACAGCGTCACGTCCGTGATTCTGGTTGAGTGATTGCACAGGAAAACCTAGTGCAGTAAGGGCATCCAATTCGGGTAAGACCGATGGACATCCCCCGTTCTTCATAAGTAGCACACTAGGTACTTGCTTGTGACAGAGATACTGAGCGCCTGCTGCGTATTCGCGTAGCCGCTCAGGTGCATGACTGTGAGGAGTTACCTCCTCCCTGTCAAAATATACTTCAACTCTGTTGGTATACCGTTGAAGTACCCGGTTGGAAATTGATCTCATGAACAATTCGACCGTGTTAAACATAACCCTGGA